CTGGTGCGCTAAAGGTTCCAATCGAGTAAGCAATACTCGAAGCCTCAAGCTTATTAACTATATTTAAATAATAATCCTCGATATTTATTAGGTTACCTTGATTATCAAACATAGGTGCTAATACTACCAATTTAAAGTTTACTTTTGGTTTGACTGTTTTGTAATGGTCATTAGACGGCTCAATGTAAGGGTCACCTGGTTGCACCACAATAGAGTTAGCTAGGGGAGTGGCAGGTGGGAAGGAAAACACCTGCCACGCCGCATTATCAGCTAGCGCAGTCGCGATGGTTCCACGTAGGGTAGAGATAGCAGACATTACCCGACTTGACCGCCCGGTGCTAGGTGATCCGCAAGTAACCCGCGAACGCGAGCCATAAGGGTATTACCCATGCGATAAGGTGAAGTTTGAAAGTCAGGTGAGATACCGCCAGCGTTTGATGCTTGTCGAGCCTGCCATATATCTACTGCAATCATAAGGGTAGCTTGATTAACTTCAGGCAAGGTTTCATAATCAACGGCCTGTGTGCCATAAACGCGACCCCATGGCGCGATTGTATGATAAGCGCGTGTAGTTATTTGTGCATTAACAAATTCTAACCAGATGCCATTAGCTTTAGTGATAACGTGGCTGCCGTTAAAGTGTTGGCGCACGTTTTCGACTGTAATAGTATCGCCGACTACGAATTGGTCAGCGTTTTCATAAATATAAATGCGGCCTGTTGTGCCGGTAGCCTCAATCGCGTAAACAGACTGAGTGTTAAACCATAACTTGCCCTTGACTATGTTTTCTGCCGCTTGACAAACTTCCTCAACGACAGCGGATGAATAAAGCGCGCCAATACCAAGTGCTGAGCGTAGCTCTGCCTCTGTTACGTATGTCGCTGGCATTTTATCCTCTCTTTATGTTAGCCCCGGCGCAAGGGCTGTGCGCCGGGGTAACTCTACTACTAGGCTAATTAAGCCTTGTTATAACGAAACGCACCTGCACCGACCTTGGTTGCTAGTGCTCCGTAACCATATAGACCAACTTCGATCTGACCGGTTCCAACCTTCTCAGCACGAAGCTGGAGACGTGGTGATTCGTACCATGTGTAGGAATCACGGTTAACAACTACGATTGAGTTGTCTCCGTCGCCCGACATGGTGTAATCAACGTATAGAGGCAATCCGAGAACTGAGCCGCGGATAGCATCTACTGCTAGTGATCCGGCTGCGTTCTGTGGTGCTGCTGCGTTGAAAATTGGACGCTTGTTACCATCTACCAAGCCAACGATATTTGACCATTGCTTAGGTGAGACAATTACGCCAGTAGCAAATTTGAATGTGTTGGAATAGATGGACTCGCCAGCACGTGCGATAAATGCTGAAAATTCCTCACCATCCCAAGGTAGTGTGATTGTGGTTGAATCTAATGTTCCACCAGTTGCTAGACCAACGGTTACGAATGTGTTGGTTGCCTTAGCATAAGCATCGTTCATGAGTGATACGAGCTCTGCGAAGAACGCAGGTGAAGTACGATCTAAAACTTCAACGCTGAAAAGTTGCATTCCTGCGAACTTTTTAACGTCTACATCTACGTATTCAATCTCGACCTGAGTATCGGAGAACGCGGCAGTTTCAGCAACTTCAGCAACTGTTGGAGCTGTCTTAACGCGTGGAATCTGGAACTTCATGCCGGCATCTGGAAGTGTACCAGAGCTGATTGCTTCGATTGAAGCACGTGTTCCGGTTGTCTTTGGGTTGATAATTTCGGTTAGCTGACGTGTTGGAACAAGACCAGGAACGTCGGCAACAGTATCAGTGTCGGATGCTGCCTTAATCCATTGGCGAGCATCTTCATCATGAAGAATGTTAGCCTTGATTGTGTTTTCTAAATACGCTTCGGCTGTCACGTTGATACGTGGCTTAGCATAGATTGGTGCAGCAACAGTTGGGCGCGCAGCTTCCACCGCAGGGGTTTCTACCACAGGCGCAACGGTTGCGGTGTCTGGAGTATTCTCCACGACTGCCTCGCTTTCGTTTTGGGTTGGTTTTTCTTCAACAGCTTCTTCATCGGAAGCTGCAACGCTCAAGACTTCAGCACTTTTGAATGCAGCAGCTTGAACAAGACTTGTTTCCATCATTTTGCTTGATAACACGCGTAAAACATTTCCGTCACGCTTGCTATCTACTACTTCAACGCCCACAGACAAGCCAGAACGTAGTTGTTCACTTGCCTCAATGAGGGCGTCTGTACCACGTTGCGTAGCACTTACGCGAAATGTGGCGTAAATGCCATCCTCGCGTTCTTCGTAACTTAGCATGCGGCCTAAAGGTTTCTTTGCGTCATGCTCGAGTAAAAGTTTAGGTTTTGGACTGTCAGGGATTTCGATCGACCCTTTTTCAAATATAACTTTACCGGCTGAGGTCTGTCCGACTTCGCCGCCAAAAGGAACAATCTTGCCTGAGATAGTGCGCTCAGAAATTGAGCATTCAATGTCGCTAGAGAACGTTAGGTGCATCTGCGTTTCCGTTCGGTGATAGGTTTTCCATCTCCATCGCATCTTCGACAGAAATTAAACCGAGAGTGAGCATTTTTTCAATGACGGCTAGACGCTCAAGCGCATTTACAGCAAGGAAAGCATCTTCTACGTCAAACTTAACAATGTTCCCTCGGGCCGTAATATCGTCCATAGACAAGCGATCCTGAATGGCGTGGACGTATGGCGCGAGGGAAAGAGAAACAAACTGACGGCGTTCGTCTTGAACGTTAGCATAAGTCATGCTGGTATTTTGATCCGCCGAAATATAATACGCAGGCACATTCATCATTCTTGCTATTTGTGTCGCGGTTGATTGCACAGCGTCTACAAACATCATGTCGCGAGGTGAAAACGCTGTAGGCTGGTAATCAAGTGTGCTGGTTAGATATGCTGTGCTGCGGCGTTCACGCGCTGATTTCCACGCAGCGAGAATTGCTTGCACTTCTTCTTGCGATAAGTCTGCGCCAGTATTCTTTAGAACACCTGAAGGCATTGGAGTAGCTGATGCAACTCGCATAGCGGTTTCTAAATCAATCGCAGAACGCAAAGTACGTGCGCCACGTTGTAAGACACCTTCATCTAAACCTTGAAATGTAATGAGTGATCCCAAACCAGACATCGGCACAGGCGTACCATCTACATTGTATTGAGTAATAAAATTAGTGTTGCCATCGGTTGTAAATGAAACGCGACCCGGCGCTACCCATTCAAAACGTGCTGGTCTGCCGTCATCAAAATAAACTTCAGTTACACGCCAATAAGCAACTCCAAAAAATAATAGGCTATCAACAGTCCATGCAATAGTTGTGCTAAGTGGTTGGGCTATTGACGGTTGCTCTAACCACAGAGGCTTACCTAGTTTTTCGCCAGTAGACTTTTTGTAAAGCTCTAATGGAAAAGTAGCAATAGTGCCAGCAATTAAATTACGGCATCGAGATACTGAAGGAACCGACATAGCTTCTTCACGGCCTACCGCTGTGAGAGTAATCGGTAAATAATAATTAAAAGCATCTGTCATTAACTGAGGCGCGGCTTGCGCTTCAATAGTGACCGGCTTACGCGAGAATAGACCCATCCCCTAAAGGATACCACACAAAATGGACATTTAGGACATAATGGCAGGTTTTGATTGTGGCTTAAGTAGTTGGTGTGTCACCATCGCTAAACATATAGCAGCAGATACATCACCAGCCGATTTACGCCGAACAATGCGCCAGCCTGCATCGGTTTCTTTAGCAGCGCAGTTATTCATGGAATCTACAAGCGATTGCTGACCATTATGCGTCAGACGGTTATTAACTATGGCATCTAGCAGATCAGAACAGGCTTGATAGAACACCTGCCCGGACATGTCCTGCATTTTGTACCCGGTCTGCGCTAAACGCTCTGCCACGCTCATAGTTGTATATTTATCAAAGCAAATAGACCTCGGTTTGTATTCTTTAGCCCAGTTAGCGATTTCGGCAGCCATCTTTAGCTCATCAATAGCCACATGCGACTCAAACTGCGCCACAACGCCTACGCCTACCTTGCCATTTTCCATAAGTTGCCCTGCAACAAGGCTAGCCTGTTTTTTGGTTACGGAAATGTCCATAGCAAAGACTGTAAGCCTTCCGGGCTCTAGTTTAAGATCCTGAACCGTCAAATCCTCAAATGCTCGGTAAGGCCACGGCGATTTCAGCGCACTAACCCATTGGCACAAGGTTT